GTGACGGGTGCCATTCCGATCGACGCCGATGGGCGGTTCGCGGGGTATGCGAGCGCCTTCGGGCGGATCGACGATGCCGGCGATATCGTGATGCCGGGCGCGTTCGCGAAGACGCTGGCCCGGGGCGGGGCGCGCCGGCTGCGCATGCTGTTCCAGCATGACGCGAAGGAGCCTATCGGCACTTGGGAGGTCGCCCGCGAGGACGGCTACGGACTGTGGGTCGAGGGGCGGCTGGTGCCGGGGGTGCCGCGGGCCGATGCTTTGCGGGCCCTGATCGAGCGGCGGGCGATCGACGGGCTGTCGATCGGCTTTCGCACGGTCCGCGCCACCCGCGATGCCGGGACGGGACACCGGCGGCTCTGGGCGGTGGAGCTATGGGAGATCTCCGTCGTGACGTTTCCGATGCTGGCCGAGGCCAGGATTGCCGCCGATGGCGGCATTGACCGGTCGCTGCAGGCGGCCATTTCGATTCTGAAGTAAGGGAAAATCGATGACCAAATCTGTGGCCGACCGCCTGGAAAACAAGGCGGCAGCGGGCGTTGCTGCGCGCGATACCGAAGGACTGCTCACCGAGCTGATGGGGGCGTTCGAGGAGTTCAAGCGCACCAATGACGGGCGTATCGCGGAGCTCGAAAAGCGTGGCTCGGCCGACACCCTGACCGAGGAGAAAATCGGCCGGCTCAACGCCGCGCTCGATGGCGCCAAGGCGGCGATGGACCGCGTGGCGCTGGAGCGCTCGCGCCCGGCGCTCGAGGCGGGGCGGCCGGAGGCGGGCGACGAGTACAAGGAGAGCTTCGCGGCCTATGTGAAGCGCGGCGAGGAGAAGGCGCTGTCGATCGGCTCGAACCCCGACGGCGGCTACCTGGTGCCGAGCGAGACGGAGAACGAGATCACGCGGCGGCTGACGGCGGTGTCGCCGATCCGGGCGATCGCCTCGGTGCGGGCGGTGTCGTCGAGCCTCTACAAGAAGCCGGTGTCGCTGACCGGGCCGGCGACGGGGTGGGTGGCGGAGACGGGGGCGCGGACCGAGACGGCGTCGCCGACGATCGATGCGCTCGATTTCCCGACGGCCGAACTCTACGCCATGCCGGCAGCGACCGCGGCGTTCCTCGACGATGCGGCGGTGGATGTCGGCGCCTGGCTCGCCGACGAGGTGAATGCTGCGTTCGCCGAGCAGGAGACGGCGGCGTTCGTCAACGGCAATGGCACCAACAAGCCCAAGGGCTTCCTGCAGGAGGTGCAGGTGGCCGAGGGCAGCTGGGCCTGGGACAAGATCGGCTATCTCGCGACCGGCGTGTCGGGCGGCTGGCCGGTGGATGACCCCTCGGACAAGCTGATCGACCTCGTCTACACGCTGAAGGCTGGATATCGCCAGAACGCGTCGTGGGTGATGAACCGCAAGACGCAAGGGGCGGTCCGCAAGTTCAAGGACTCCGACGGCAACTACCTGTGGCAGCCGGGCGTGGCGGCCGGGGCCAAGGCGACGCTGCTCGGCTTCGAACTGGTGGAGGCCGAGAACATGCCGGACATCGCCGCAGCGGCGACGCCGGTGGCGTTCGGCGACTTCCGCCGTGGGTACCTGGTGGTCGACCGCACCGGGGTGAACGTGCTGCGCGATCCGTACACGGCGAAGCCCTACGTGCTGTTCTACACGACGAAGCGCGTCGGCGGCGGCGTGCAGGACTTTGACGCGATCAAGCTGCTGAAGTTCTCGGTGTCGTAACGGCGCGGGAGACCGACATCCATCGCCTTCGCCCCTTGTGGGAGAAGGTGGCGGCAGCCGGATGAGGGGTGGGTGAGAGTTCCACTGCACCATTGTGCTGCAGTCGACGACCCCTCATCCGCCCTTCGGGCACCTTCTCCCACAAGGGGAGAAGGCGATGCGGCTTCGGCTGCGGCTCATTTTCAAGGACATTTCCGATGATTTCCTACCTTCTCGCGGGGCCCGCGGAGGAGCCGGTTTCGCTTGCCGAGGCCAAGGCGTTCCTCAGGCTCGATGCGGATAACGACGACGGGCTGGTGCTGACGCTGATCAGCGCGGCGCGGCTGCATGTCGAGAGCGTGACCGGCCGGGCGCTGGTGAACCAGAACTGGCGGCTGGTGCTCGACGCCTGGCCGGTGGACGGCGTAGTGACGCTGCCGGTGTCGCCGCTGGTCAGCCTTACGGTGATCACGGCCTATGACGCGCAGGGCGACGACCATGTCGTGCCGATGGCGCAGTTCGAGGCGGCGACCGGGGTGACGCCGGCGCGACTGATCCTGCCGCGGACGGTTGACGGGATGCCGGTGCTGCGCGAGCGGTTCGGCATCGAGGTCGACTATGTCGCCGGGTTCGGGGACGCGACCGACGTGCCCTCGGACCTGAAGCGCGGCGTGCTCGCGCTGGTGGCGCACTGGTACGAGCATCGCGATGCCGTGCTGGTGGCGGGCTCGGGCGCGGTGATCCCGCCCGGGTTCGGGCAGATGATCTCGCCCTACCGGCAGGTGCGGCTGTGAGCGCGGTGGGGCTGGGGGCGCTGACGGACCGGGTGTCGCTGCAGCGGCGGGTGGACACGTCGGAGCTCGAGGGCGGTGTCACCCACATGTTCATGACGGTGAGTTCGATCTGGGCCCGAGTGCGAACGCTTTCGGCGCGGCTGGCGATGGCAGCGGACGGGCGGACGGCGGAGGCGAGCCACTCGGTGGTGGTGCGGTTCCGCTCGGACGTCGCGGTCGGCGATCGCTTCGGCTGGCGCGGGCGGTGGCTCGAGGTGGTCGGGGTGTCGGACATGGACGGGCGGCGGACGTGGCTCAGCTGCACCTGTGCCGAGCGGGGAATGGCGGGATGAGTGCGCGTTTGCGGGCTACCCCCACCCTAGCTCTGCTACGTCGCTTCGCGACTAGCGACGCTACCCTCCCCACAAGGGGGAGGGAGATCAGCGCCATGGTGCTGGCCGCCGCGCCTCCCTCCCCCTTGTGGGGAGGGATTGAGGGTGGGGGTAGCAACACGCCATGACCCATCCAGTTGTGGCTTTACAATCGGCGCTGGTGGCGACGCTCAAGGCGGATGCCGGGCTCATTGGCGTCGGCGTGTTCGATGCGCCGGTGCGCGGGGCGGTGGCGCCGTACCTGGTGATTGCGCGGCATGACCTGTTGCCGCGCGACGGTGACCTGGCGCCCGGATTCGAGCATCGGGTGGCCGTCCATTGCTGGGCGGCGGATCCGTCGCGGAAGGCGGCGCTGGCGCTGGCCGAGCGGGTGGTGGCGGTGGCCGAGGGGCTGACGGCGGCCGGGGTCCGGGTGACGCACCGGGCGCATGAGCGGACCGACACCGCCATCGACCTCGAGACCGGGCAGGCGCGGGCCGCGGTGGGGTTGAGGTTTTACTCGGAGCCGAACGGCTGAACTGCCCCTCACCCCGCCCTTCGGGCACCCCTCTCCCTCAAGGGGAGAGGGGCTGGTCGGGGCACTGTCTCCCCTCTCCCCTTGAGGGAGAGGGTGGTCGCGCAGCGACCGGGTGAGGGGACGAATAAACACCAGGAGGAATTTCATGGCGGCCCAGAGCGGCAAGGATATGCTGTTGAAGCTCGACCAGACGGGGTCGGGCAGTTTTGCGACGGTGGCGGGGCTGCGCACGCGGAGCCTCGCCTTCAACGCGGCGGCGATCGATGTGACCGACGCCGAAAGCGCCGGGCGGTGGCGCGAGTTGCTCGCCGGCGGCGGCATCAAGCGGGCGGCGGTGGCGGGCTCGGGGATCTTCAAGGATGCGAGTTCGGACGCGACGATCCGCTCGCTGTTCTTCGCCGGGACGATACGGAATTGGCAGCTGATCCTGCCGGATTTCGGCACGGTGGAAGGGCCGTTCCAGATCGTGGCGCTGGAGTTTTCGGCGGACCATGCGGGCGAGGTGACGTTCGAACTGGCGCTCGAAAGCGCCGGGCAGCTCTCGTTTGCGGCGGTGTGAGATGGCGAACGCTCAGAGGGGTGAGATCGAGGCCGTGTTCGAGGGTGATAGCCGCGTGCTGTGCCTGACGCTCGGGGCGCTGGCGGAGCTCGAGGCGCGGCTCGGGGCCGGCGACCTGGTGGGGTTGTCGGAGCGGTTCGCGGGCGGTCGGGTGACGGCGCGGGACCTGACCGCGATCATCGGGGCGGGACTGCGCGGTGGTGGCAATGCCATCACCGACGACGACCTGGCGCGGATGACGATCGAGGGCGGGCTGAAGGGCGCGGCGGAGATTGCGGCGCGGCTCTTGCGCGCGACCTTCGGGGAGGCGGCATGAGGGCGTTCCCTTGGGATGAGGCCATGCGGCTGGGGTTCGGCGTGCTGCGCCTGTCGTCGCGCGAGTTCTGGGGACTGACGCCGCGCGAGCTGGCGGCGGCGTTCGAGGGCGTGTCGGGCCGCGCGCGTGGCGGGGCGCCCAGACGCGAGGCGTTCGACGGGCTGATGGCGGCGTTTCCGGATGAGGTGCGCAATGGCTGAGATGTTCGAGGGGCTCTCCGATGTGTCAGTGGAGCTGGAGCGGATCGGCGACCTGGCCGACGGCGTCGGCAAGGCGCTGAGCCGGGCGTTTCGCGGCGCGGTGCTCGACGGGAAATCGCTGAACTCGGTGCTCGGCGAGGTGGCGCGGAGCTTCGCCGACATAGCGCTCAAGGCGGCGCTGCAGCCGGTGGGGGCGGTGGTGAGTTCGGCGGTCGAGGGGCTGTTCACGGCGGCCAATCCGGCGCTCAGCGTAAAACCTTTCGCGAAGGGCGGGGTGCTGGCGGCACCGACCTATTTCGGGCTCGGGCAGGGGCTGGGGCTCGCCGGCGAGTCCGGGGCCGAGGCGATATTGCCGCTGGCACGCGGGTCGGACGGGCGGTTGGGGGTGGCCGGTGGGGGCGGGGCGGTGAACGTGACGTTCAACGTGACGGCGACCGATGCGCGGAGCTTTGCGGCGAGTGAGGCGGAGTTGAGCGCGATGCTGCTGCGGGCCGTGAAGCGCGGGACCAGAGGATCGTAGGCGTCTCTTGCCGCCCCCTTCACCATGCTTCGCATGGTTCCCTTCCCCCGTTTCACGGGGGAAGATCCGGCCAGTCCACCTCGCGGACCACATCGGATCCTCACCTGCAAAGCGGGGGAGGGGGACCAAGCGAAGCTTGGTGGAGGGGGCGTTCGCGCACACCGGCTATCCAGGAGATACACATGGCCTTCCATGCAGTGCGGTTTCCGCTCGATGTCGCGCTCGGCGCACGCGGGGGCCCCGAGCGGGCCACCGATATCGTGACTTTGGCCTCGGGCCGCGAGGAGCGCAACAGCCGATGGGCGCATGCGCGGCGGCGGTACAATGCCGGGTATGGGGTGAAATCGCGGGCCGACATGCTGGCCGTGCTGGCGTTCTTCGAGGAGCGGCGGGGGCGGTTTCACTCGTTCCTGTGGCGGGATGGGTTGGATTGCTCGTCCAATGGAACCGCGACGCCGACCGCGCTGGATCAGGCGCTCGGGGTGGGCGACGGCGTTAAGGTTTCGTTCAGTTTAACAAAGCGTTACGGGGCGGATTTCGACCCGTATCTGAGACCCATCACCAAGCCGGTTTCGGGCTCGGTGCTGGTGGCGGTGGCGGGTGCCTCCCTCGCTGCCGCCGACTTTTCTGTCGATGCGCTGACGGGCGTGGTGACGCTGGATGTGGCGCCGGGGGTCGGCGCGACGGTGACGGCGGGGTTTTTGTTCGACGTGCCGGTGCGGTTCGATACCGACCGGCTGGATGTCGAGCTGACCAGCTTCGATGCGACCGAGGCGCCGAGTATTCCACTGATCGAGGTGCGGGAATGAGGACGCTGGAGGCGGAGGTGGCGGCGCACCTAGCGAGTGGCGCGACGACGCTGGCCACATGCTGGCGGATTTCTCGCGCGGACGGGGTGGTGCTGGGGTTTACCGACCATGACGAGGCGCTGAGTTTCGACGGCACTGCGTACGCGCCGGCGTTTGGGCTCGATGGGTCGGAGGCGCCGAGCAAGCTCGGGGCGCAGGTGGATACGGCCGAGGTGGTGGGGGTGCTGCACTCGGACGCGATTGCCGAGGACGATATCCTGCTCGGGCGGTTCGACGGAGCGGAGGTTGTCACCTGGCGGGTCAACTGGCGGGACACCTCGCAGCGCTGGCTGGTGCGGCGCGCGACGATCGGCGAGATCGTGCGTGAGGACGGGGTGTTTCGGGCCGAGCTGCGGTCGGGACAGGCGGCGCTGAATGTGCCGAAGGGGCGGGTGTACCAGGCGCTGTGCGATGCCGAACTGGGCGACGCGCGCTGCGGGGTGGATCTGACGGACGATGCATATCGGGCCGAGGCGGTGGTGTCGGAGGTGTTCGACCGGTTTCGGCTGCGCATCGAGGGGATCGGCGGGTTCGACGAGGGCTGGTTCGCGTTCGGCATGGCCGCCTGGGCCTCGGGGGAACGCGCGGGGCTGCGCGATCGCGTGGTGACGGCGGTTCGCGAGGGCGGGGCGGATGTGCTTGGCTTTGCCGCGCCGGTGGGCGAGCGGGTGACCGAGGGCGAGGCGCTGGTGCTGACGGCGGGGTGCGACCGGCGGTTCGCGACGTGCGTCTCGCGGTTCGGCAACGCGGCGAATTTCCGCGGCTTTCCGCATATTCCGGGCTCGGATTTCGTGCTGCGCTATCCGCGGCCGGGCGACGTGCGCGACGGGCGGAAGCTGGTCGGATGAGCGCTGACATCGTGGCGGCGGTGCGCGGCTGGGTGGGCACGCCCTACCGGCATCGCGCGGCGCTGCGCGGGGTAGGGTGCGACTGCATCGGACTGATCCGCGGGGTGTGGGGCGAGGTGATCGGCGAGCCGCCGGAGCTGCCGCCATACCGGGCCGACTGGCGCGACGGGGCGCATTCGGCGGAGCTGCGGGACCTGGCCGAGTGGTGGCTGGTGCCGGGCGAGATGGTGCCGGGTGCGGTGCTGCTGTTCCGCATCGGAGCGTGTTCGGCGCCGCGGCATTGCGGGGTTTTCGTCGGCGATGGCCGCTTCGTGCATGCGCAGGAGCGGCTGGGGGTGGTCGAGGGCAACCTCACCGAGGGGTGGTCGCGGCGGGTAGTCGCGACGCTTGCGTTTCCGGTGCGGTGAGACGGGACGCTGGGGTCCTCCACCGCGATAGCGGGGGAGGGGGACCACCCGGTAGGGTGGTGGAGGGGGCGGTACGGGCGAGACGGTTGCACGCACGCTGCTGACCCGCCGCCGGAGCCTGGACCGCCCCCTCCACCGCCTTCGGCGGTCCCCCTCCCCCGCTATCGCGGGGGAGGACCCCGGCGACCTCATCTTTTCAACTCTGCAGTTCCAGGGAGAGCCGGCATGGCAACTCTTGCACTATCGCTTGCCGGCCAGGTGGTTGGCGGCGCCGTGGGTGGGCCGATCGGCGCGACCATTGGGCGGGCGCTCGGGGCGCTGGCCGGGTCGGCGATCGACGCCACCCTGTTCGGGGAGAAGGCGCCGGCGGCGGCGCGGCCGGATATTCGCTTGCAGGGCTCGGCCGAGGGCGGGGCCATCCCACGGCTTTATGGTTGGAGCCGGCTGGCGGGCAACATCATCTGGGCGACGGAGCTTGAGGAGATTTCGTCGGAGAGTCGGGGCGGGAAGGGTACGGCGACCGCCGAGGATGCGGAGATCTGCGCCAGCTTTGCCGTCGCCTTCTGTGAGGGTGAGGTGCACCGGCTCGGGCGGGTGTGGGCCGATGGGCAACTGCTGGAGCTCGAGGGGGTGAATGCGCGGTTCTATCGCGGCACGGATGACCAGGCGGCGGACAGCCTGATCGAGGCGAAGCAGGGGGATGCACCGGCCTATCGCGGGCTCTGCTACCTGGTGTTCGAGCGGCTGCCGCTGTCCGAGTTCGGCAACCGGGTGCCCAACATCACGGTGGAACTTTGCCGCGTGGTGGGAGAACTCGAGCCGCTGATCCGCTCGGTGACGGTGATCCCCGGGGCGACGGAGTTCGGCTACGACCCGGTGGCGCGGGTGCGGGTGGTGGGGCCGGGATCGGCGGCGACGGAGAATGCGCATCAATCGGCGGTGGTGAGTGACTGGACGCTGTCGCTCGACGAGCTCGTGGCGCTGTGCCCGAACCTCGAGCATGTGTCGCTGGTGGTCAGCTGGTTCGGCGATGATCTGCGCGCCGGGCACTGCACGATGCGGCCCAAGGTGGAGGCGGCGTCGCGAACCGTGCGCGGGACGGAGTGGAGCGTCGCGGGACTTTCGCGCGGCATGGCGGGAGTGGTGTCGAGCCATGCCGGTGGCCCGGCCTATGGCGGGACGCCGTCGGATGCGTCGGTCAAGGCGGCGATTGCCGACCTCAAGGCGCGCGGGCTCGGGGTTACTCTCTATCCGATGCTGCTGATGGATATCCCCGAGGGCAATCCGCTCGGGCAGCCGGCCTATCCGTGGCGCGGGCGGATTTCCGGGGCGGCGGCCGATGTGGCGGCGTTCGTCGGGACGGCCTCGGGCTGGGGGCTGCGGCGGATGGTGCGGCACTACGCGGCGCTGGCCGATGAGGCGGGGGCTGATGCGCTGATGCTGGCCTCGGAGCTGGTCGGCATGACGACGGTGCGCGGGGGCGGCGGGTTTCCGTTCGTTGATGCGCTGGTGACGCTGGCGGCGGAGGCGAAGGCGATCGCGCCCGATGTGGCGCTGACTTATGCGGCTGACTGGAGCGAGTATCACGGGTTTCAGCCGGCGGATGCGCCGGGGGACAAGCTGTTCCACCTCGATCCGCTCTGGGCGTCGGACGATATCGCGGCGGTGGGGATCGACAACTACATGCCGGTCACCGACTGGCGCGATGGCGAGGCGCATGCCGATTTCGCCCTGTGGGACGGGCCGCATGCGCTCGACTACCTGACGGCGGGGATTGAAGGCGGCGAGGGGTTCGACTGGTTCTATGCCTCCGAAGCCGACCGGCTGGCCGGCGTGCGGACGCCGATCGCTGATGGGGCGCACGGCGAGGATTGGCTCTGGCGGTTCAAGGACATCGCCGGGTGGTGGAGCCACGCGCATCACGACCGGGTGGGCGGGGTGCGTTCGGCCTCGCCGACGGTTTGGGTGCCCGGATCGAAGCCGGTGTGGTTCACCGAGATTGGGTGCGGCGCGGTCGACAAAGGGGCGAACCAGCCGAATGTGTTTCCGGATGGGAAGAGCGCTGAGGGCGGGCGGCCGCATTTTTCGTCGGGCGCGCCGGATGGGCTGATGCAGCGGCAGTTTCTGCGGGCACAGCTTCAGTATTGGGACGGGAGCCCGATGGTGGATCGGGTGTCGGTGTGGACCTGGGATGCGCGGCCGTATCCGGCGTTCCCGGCCGATGCGGACAGCTGGTCGGATGCGGAAAACCATGCGGCGGGGCATTGGCTGACCGGGCGGCTCGGGGCGCTGGCGAGCGATGAGTTGGCCGCGGCGGTGGCGGCGGACTGGGGCACGGCTTCGTCGGGCGCGGCAGCTTTGCCGCTGGTGCACGGGCTTGCGGTGGAGGGTGTGGTTTCGGCGCGCGATGCGCTCGAGGGCATGCTCGGGGCGACCGGGTTGTCGGTGCGCGATGGCGAGGACGGGTTGGCGCTGGTGGCGCCGGCAGTTCGGGACGTGGTGGCGGTCGAGGACGTGGTGGTGGCCGATGGGCCGATGCGGTCGCGGCGGCGGCCTGATCCGTCCGAAACGGTGGGGCGGCTGGCGCTCACCTACCTCGATCGCGAGCGCGATTACCTCGCGGGGACGGCGACGGCGATGCTGGCCGAGGGCGGGGCGGTGGCCGGGGTGAATGCCGGGCTGGGGCTTGATGCGGCCGGTGCTCGGGTGGCGGCAGAGCGGGCGCTGGTGGCGGCGTCGGCCGGTCGCGACGTGCTGGAGCTGACGCTGCCGCCATCGTTCGCGGCGCTCGAAGTGGGCGACGTGATCGCGGTGGATGGCGAGGGCGAGGGGCCGTTCGAGATCACCGAGATCCGCGACGGACTGGCGCGAAAAGTGTCGGCGCGGGCGGTGGCGCCGGTGCTGCATCCGGCGGTGCTGGGCGAGCGGAGCTCTCGACCGGGCCCGGCGCCGGTGGCTCTGGCCGAGCCGCTGGTGATCGCGGCGCATCTGCCGGGGGAGGCGAATTCGCCCGGAGCGTCGCGGCTGGTGCTGGCGGCCTGGGCGTCGCCGTGGCCGGGGACGGTGGAGGTGCAGCTTGCTGCCACCGGGGCAGTGCTGGCGCGGCTGTCGCGGCCGGCGGCGATGGGTGAGCTCGCGTCGGCGCTGGCGGCGGGACCGCTGGAGCGGTGGGACCGGCAGGCGGTGACGGTGACGCTGCATGGCGGGCATCTCGCCGATGTGAACGACGGCGCGGCGCTGGCCGGCAGCAACCGCATTGCGATCGAGACCGGTGCGGGCTGGGAGGTGATCGGCTTTGCCGGGGCCGAGCTGGTTTCGGCCGGGACCTATCGGCTGACGCGACTGTTGCGCGGGCAGGGCGGTACGGCGGTCGGGTCGGTCGCGGCGGGAGCGCGGGTGGTCGTGCTCGACGAGGCGGTGGCGGCGGTGCCGGTGGAGGCGGGGTGGGTCGGCGATACGCTGGCGCTGCGGGCCTTTGCCGGGCGACGCGACGCCGAGGGCAGTTCGTTCGAGGCTGATATCCTGCTCGGGCCGCTGACTCCTCTGTCGCCGGGACATTTGCGGGCCGTCCGCGATGGCTCGGGCGATATAGCGCTGAGCTGGGTGCGGCGGTCGCGGGGCGACGCTGGGAGCTGGGCGGCGCTCGAAGTGGGGCTCGACTACTCCCCCGAGGCCTGGCGAGTGACGATCTTCGATGGGTCGGTGCCGGTGCGGGAGATTGCGGCTGCCGGGCCCTCCGTAACCTATCCGCTGGCGGCGCAAGTGGCGGATTTCGGTTCGCTCCCGGCGTCGTTCGACTTCACCGTGACCCAACTGAGCCCCGAGTTCGGGCCAGGCGCTGCCGCGACGGGGAGCTTCGATGCGTAAGACGATTCTCGACGGGCTCGGTCAGCGTCTCAGCGAGGCGCGGACCCGGTTCCTGGTGTCCATCATCACATCCAACCTGAGGAGTTTCCTGGTGAATCTCAACATTCTCGACGGCTTCAAGACCTACATCGTCGCCTTGGCCATGGTGCTGGCCGCCCTCGGCCAGCTCGTCGGCGTCGACATCCCCAGCTTCGACGGCCACGCGGCGGGCCAGTTGCTGATGGAGGGCCTCGCGATCCTGTTCCTGCGCAGGGGGATGAAAGCCTGA